AGGAACAGTAGCAGACATTTATATTGGAAATCCTGGATCTGGTTATAGAAGTGGAATATCTACATACTATATTGAAATTGAAGATGCAGAATTGCCTGGATCAGGTGCTCTTGGAATTGCATATCCAAACAGTGTTGGTATTATTACTGGGGTTGGGATTATAACTGGTGGATCTGGATATTTGTACAATGGAACATCATCCAGTTTAACAGGAACAATAAATGTTTTAGATCCAGATGGAACTCCTATATCAGTTGCATCAACTACTGAATTTGAGTATTTTAGGGGGCAGCAAGTAAGCATAGACAATCCAGGTTATGTCGCAATTGGCACTGAGCTCATTAAATATACTGGAATTAACAATGCAGGTAGTGAGTTGACCGGTTCTGTAAGAGGTCAACTTGGAACTATAGGAACTTCCCACACTCCAGGAGCTACAGTAACAAAATATGAGTATGATTACATAGTAAAATTTGATGCTCCTATGCCTTATGATAATATTCCTTTAGATGGATCATCTGCTGGTATTGGTGCATCAGTATCGCTTTATATTGATGAGTTTGGAGAAGTTACAAACTTAAGTTTTACAAATAAAGGATATAATTATAGGGTTGGTGAAGTTTTAACCCCATCTGGAGTTCTTGGGGTTTCTACTCAAGTAAATGATGATAAGTTACATATAACTATAAATGAGGTTGCTAAAGACGAATTTTCTGCTTGGAATGTTGGACAATTAAGAAAATTAAATGATTTAACTGATAAAGTAAATGGAAGAAGAAGTATTTTTACTTTATTCGAAACAGTTGCTACCCCAACAGGAACTGTTACAAGAAGAACTAGTTTAGAATCTAATCCAACTGCAGGAATTGATTTATCATATAATCTTCTAATCTTTGTAAATGATATTCTTCAAATTCCTGGAGAATCTTACACATTTTTAGGAGGATCTCAATTAGAATTTACTGAACCACCCCCATTAGGAAGTGAAATAAAAGTTTACTTCTATGAAGGTTATAGTGGGGATGCCTCATTCTTCCAATCGCAAACTGATGTAAAAGAAGGTGACAAATTAAAGATTCAAAGAGATATCTATGAAATTGTGCCAATAGAACAAAAAACTAGAACAGGACAAAGAGTTGTTAGTTCAGATACTATTAGGACAGAAGTTTACTCAGATAGAGGATTATCAGAATCCTCATCACAAAGAAGAGCTATATCTTGGACGCCCCAAAAATCAGACTCTATTATAAATGGAGAGTACGTATCAAAATCTAGAGAAAAACAATCTTCTGGAATTTTGGATATAGAAATAATTTCATTAGATTATGAAGTAGTTGCTGGAGTGCAAACTGTTGGAATAACAACAACAAATGGCACATTCAATGGATTCTGTACTAGTATAATTGGAATTAATACAAATGCAGGTATTGGATCTTTGATTCAAATTGGAGATTATGTTGAAGCATCTTATATTGCTATTGGAGTAACTATAGTTTCTATAGGATCAAGTCAAATTGACATTGGATCACCTTCAATTGGAGTTTCTACAGAATTTTTAGATTTGTATGTAGGATTTACATCCTATTCCACATCACCAGTTGGAATAAACACAGTTCCCCTATCTTTCTACAGAAAGAGCTAATAAATAGCAATAAAGTACACAAAAACAAATGCCTGCAATAGTAACTGATAGATTAAGATTATTGAATTGTAGAAACTTTATTGAAGATGTTGCCGTAGGTGGATATTACATTTTTCTTGGACTTCCTAATGCTACAACATTAGATACTGATTGGGACACTTCCCAACCAAATCCCATTGACAATGAACTGTATTTAAATTCATATAGGGACACTATTCTTGGAGTCAAGAAAGTAAATACTTCTGATATCATTAGGGTTATTCCAAAACTCCAATGGGTGACTGGAAGAAAGTATGATATGTATAGACATGATTACAGTGTTTATAATTTATCTCCAGTTACATCTTCAACAAGATTGTACGATTGTCAATATTTTATAATTAACAGGGACTACAGAGTCTATATCTGTTTAAATAATGGATCTGCACCATCCAATCAAAATAAAGGTGTAATTTCTACTCAAGAACCATTACATACTGATGTTTCACCTAGAAAAGAAAGTGATGGATATGTTTGGAAGTATCTATACACCTTGAGCCCATCTGATGTATTAAAATTTGATGCTACAAATTACATCTCAGTTCCAAATGATTGGGAAACAACCACTGATGCAGAAATATCAAGAGTTAGAACTAATGCATTCAATGGGAAAATTGAAACTATTTTAATTGAAAAGCAAGCTCAATATAATTTTGTTGGAACATTAACTGGGGTTCCAATTAAAGGTGATGGATTTGGGGGAGAGGCAAGTATTGTTTTTGATGAAGAATCAAAACCAGTTTCAGTAGAAGTCACTGCTGGTGGTCTTGAGTACACCTATGGGACTTTAGATTTGGATTCAGTTCTTCCCCCACTGGGAGGAGAAAAAGCAATATTTAATGTGATTATACCACCCCCAGGGGGTCATGGGGCAGATATTTACACTGAGTTGGGTGCAACTAGAGTCTTAGTTTATAGTAGAATTGAAAATGATCCTACTAATCCAGACTTTATAGTTGGAAACCAATTTTCTAGAGTAGGCATTGTAAAAAATTTAAAAGCATTTGGAACAAATGCCACATTTACTCAAAGTAGTGGTTCTGGTGTTTATGCTTCAAAACTAGCAACTTCAACTGTTTTGGAACCATTGGATTCTAAAATAACTCAATCATCTTCAAGTGGAATTGGAAATTTAGTCAGTTTTGATTCAACTACACAAGTTCTTAGGTATATTCAACCAAGAACTAATTATGTGGATACTTATGCTGTTGGAAATATAATTACAATTGATTATCAGTATGCAGATAGTTCTAGTGGAATTCAAACAGCAACTAATTATGATCAAAATGAATTTGATAATTCATCCAACATAACAATAGGATCTAATTCCTATCCAATTGATAGTACATTTAATGGCACTTCAACTACTGTTGGATCTGTGGAATATTATCTTGGACAGCAATTTAACTCTGGCATGTCAAGCCCAGATATAAATAACAAGAGTGGTGAGATACTTTATGTAGATAACAGAGCTTCTGTTACCAGAGCATCTCAACAAAGAGAAGACATAAAAATTATTTTAGAATTCTAAGAAAATGCCCCAAAGTACCAACCTAAACAAGACTCCATATTATGATGATTATGATTCAGAAAAGAACTTTTATAAAGTTCTTTTCAAACCTGGGGTGACTGTACAGACAAGGGAACTTACCACATTACAATCAATTTTACAGAATCAAATTGAAAAATTTGGCAGTAAATTTTTCAATGCTGGTGGAGTAGTAATTCCTGGAAACACAGCATTTATACCAGTATATAATGCTGTTGAGGTAGAAACTACCTATAAAGGAATTAACGTTGAAACATATTTTTCAGAATTACTTGGGAAAGTAATATCTGGGGCAGACAGTGGAACAACTGCAAAAATCGTAAATATTGTAAAATCTTCAGAATCTGATAAAGGAAGAACTACAATTTTTGTAAAATACCTTTCTTCTGGAACTGATTTTGAAACTGAATTATTTACTGCAGGGGAAGAACTTTTAGCTGATTTTGACCTTCCAGTTGGGCAGGGATTTATTTTAACTGGGGAACCTGTCCTCCAAGTAACTAATCCTGTTGGTAGATCACCATTTTCAACAGGATCTGCTGCAAAAATAGAAGAAGGTGTATTCTTTGTAAGGGGGTATTTTGTAGACGTAAAAGAGCAGGAAATTATATTAGATCAATATGGAACAACCCCTTCATATAGAGTTGGTCTAGCAATTTCAGAAGATGTTGTTACTGCAGATGAAGATGGATCTTTAAATGATAATGCTCAAGGGTTTTCAAACTATGCAGCACCTGGAGCAGATAGATTTACTATAACTTTAACTTTAGCAAAAAAATCTTTAGATGATTACAATGATGATAGTTTCATTGAGTTGTTTAGAGTAGAAAATGGTATAATCAGAAAGATTAAACAAGATACAACAGGATCTTTTATCAGTGATGTTCTTGCAAGAAGAACATTTGATGAGTCTGGAAACTACACAGTTCTCCCATATGACTTAAAAGTTCTAGAATCATTGAATGATAGATTTGGAAATAATGGAGTATATCTAGAAGACCAAAAAACTTCTCAAGGTAGTACCCCATCAGAAAGTCTAGGATTAATCCAAGTATCCCCAGGAAAATCATATATTAAAGGATATGAAGTAGCAACATATGATACTGTAATAGATTATCCAAAACCAAGAACTACAAAAAAAGTAGAATCTTCATCTGTAGTATTCTATGGTGGAGATTTAATTAGAGTCAATAATGTAGTTTCTGCACCTAAAGTAGGACTTTCTACTAGTGCAGTTGTTGCATTAAATGGTCAAAGATTAGTAAATCAACAACCAGCTACATCTGGAGTTACTACAATTGGTTATGCTAGGGTTTATGACTTTGAGCATCATAACACTTCTTATGAAAATGCTACAAGTCAATTTAATTTGAAGTTATTTGATATTCAAACTTACACAAATTTACACACAGATATCCCAGTTACTGGCATACCAGTTGGATCATACATTCAAGGTTCTAATAGTGGGGCAACTGGATATGCATCAACCATAACTCAAGGAGACACTCTATTCTCTTTATATCAAGTTGCTGGAAAATTCATTAGAAATGAAAGTTTAGTAATTAATGGAATTAGTAGCACATCTGCTACAATTGGAACAGTAACTGACTATTCAATCAATGATGTTAAATCAGTTTCAGATGGATTAGGATTTGTTGCAGATACTGTTCTTTTAAATTCATCAACATTGGTTGGACCTTTTAATGTTGAAACATATCATGGAAATCCAGCAGAACCTGGAATAGCTACTATTTCTAGAGGAAATGGAACTGCATTTACTGATTCAGTAAAAGTTAATGATGTTGTATCTTATCAACCAACAGGATTTACTTCATCTGTTTATGCTAGAGTAAGTTCATTTAATAGTTCAAAAACTGCTGTAACTGTTGTTGGAGTGACAACTGTTACGAATATTTGTACTGGTGATGTTGGAATTGGAACTTATAGTATTCAAAATATTGATGTCATCAGACCAGAAATTTCTAGACCTGAGAATTCATATCTTTACAATGAACTATCCCATAAAAATATTGCATCTATAAACTTAGAAAATTCAAGTTCTTTAGTAAAAGTACAAAATACTGGAGTAGTTAAATTATCAACTACAGCAACTCTTCCCAGTTTGGTTGGCACTGATTATGTTTATGCTGGTTTTGATGAAGAAAGATATACCCTAATCAATGCTAATGGATCTATTGAAAACTTGACTAATGCAACATTTACATTTACATCTGGTGGGAAAGAAGGAACTATCAGTGGGTTATCAGTTGCTGCTGGTCCATGTGTTTTAATATCAACCCAAATTAAAACTAATGTAAGTTCCAAAAAGAAAAAATACCAAAGATGTAACAGTATTGTTGTAGATAAAACCAAATATTCAACGCCAAGAAATGTTGGACTTGCTAATACTACACTATATGGAGTTAGGGTTGATGATGATAAAATTTCATTAAATCTTCCAGATATTGTTGAAGTTCATGCAGTTTATGAGGCATCTGGAACTGGAGATCCAGAGATTCCATGGATTGCTCTATCTGATATTATTAGTCCACTGTCAAATACTTCAGATTTTATTTTAGGGGAAAATTTCTATTGTACAGAAAGTGGTGCAGTTGGAACATTTTTAGAGGTAAAAAATACCAGTCAAATTTATGTAGTATATAAGACTGAGGCTAGACCATCTGTATCTGAGAAAATAACATTCTTAGAAAGCAAGTACACAGCTACTGTTAGCCAATCAAATCCAGGCGACAAGAATATTTTAAGCAACTATACTCTGGATAATGGTCAGAGAAGAAACTTCTATGACTATGGAAGACTTATCAGAAAACCAGGATCCCAAGAACCTGCTGGAAGACTAAAAATTTACTTTGATGTCTTTAATTTTGACAGTGCAGATTCTGGAGATGTAATTACAGTTAATAGTTATTTACAATCACTGTATGGCAAAAAAATTCCAAGTTATGCTGGCATAAGAAATACTGACATTATTGATATCAGACCAAGAGTTGGTCCATATAATATTGCATCTAACAGAAGTCCATTTGACTTTACATCCAGATCATTTGACTCTGCTGGTGGGGCTGCTGCTCAAGTGCTAGCGTCAGATGAAAGTATTACCTTTGATTATGACTTCTATCTCCCAAGAGTTGACAAGTTAACCTTAGATCAATCTGGAGAATTTAACCTTGTTCTGGGGGAACCATCAGAAGATCCAATAGTTCCCCAGGTGTCTGGGGAGGTTCTTGATGTTGCTACAATAACAAGCACTGCATATTTGTATAATGTTGAAGATTATAATCAAATTCAAATTGCCATAACTGACAATAAGAGATATACCATGGCTGATTTGAGAACCATTGAAAATAGAGTTGATGATCTTGAATATTACACTTCACTAAGTCTTTTGGAGTCATCTACAGAAAGTTTACTAATTGAAGATGCTAATGGATTAAACAGATTTAAATCTGGACTTTTTGTTGAAAATTTTGCAGATATTTCAATAGCAGATGTAACTAATCCAGATTTTGATGGAGTTATTGAAAATGAAACATTTACACCTTACATTACTAATAATAGAGTAGATCTCAGCTTTATTAGTTCAGATGATGTAATTGCAAAATCTGAACTTGATATGGGATCAACAACTTCAACAAATGTAGTTAGAACTGGAGATACCATTACTCTAAATTATAATGAAGTTGAATACTTTAAACAACCATTTGCAAGTAGAGTTGTAAGTGTGAATCCATTTGATATTGTCACTTGGGTTGGAGTTTTGCAGTTAAATCCAAAAATTGATACTTGGACAATTTATGGTCCAGCAATATTCCTTGGTAGAATAAGAGGTGGTGGTAACAGAACTGCCTTTACTGGATATAGATATACAAATATTCCTACCATGAGAGCAAGGAATATTCAATTTGTTGCCACAAGACTAAAACCAAGCACTAGATTTAAGTTTATATTTGATGGTAGGGCTATTAGTGGAATTGATGCTGTCCCACCAGGGTCAGTTTGTTTCCCTAAATTACTGGAAATTACCAATGTTGTTGGGTCGTTCCAACCTGGAGAAACCTGTATTGCTATTGATAGTCAAGGAAATAGAACTTGTGCATTTAGAATTTGCACTCCAGATCATAAAGATGGTCCAATCCTAAATCCAACATTTAGATACAATGTAAATCCCTACAGTCCAACTGTTGGTATTTCTTCCTTGTATGGTCCACAATCAACAATTTTGAATGTTGATACTGAAACTTTGCAAGTTCCTTATGCAACCAGTTTCTGGGGAAATATGGGAACTGGATCAAGAATCTATGGTCTTTCTAGCAAAGCAAGTGCAAGAGTTGCAGATAATAGACTTGTTACTGATGACAATGGTACAGTCGTTGGTTCTATTTGGACAGGTGCACATAACTTTAGAACTGGAACTATTACTGCAAAAATAACAACACAAAAAGCACCAGCTGGAGTTCCTGGAGAATTTACCAGTGAAGCATCAAATGTCTTTACATCAAAAGGAACTATTGTCCAACCAACTTATGTTGTATACTATGATCCATTAGCACAAACATTTATTGTTGATGATGAAACTGGAATTACACTATCTTCTGTTGATTTATACTTCTTTGAAAAGGATAATTTTATCCCAGTTGAAGTTCAAATAAGAGAGACTGTAAATGGATATCCTGGAACTCCAGATAAAGTTGTTCCTGGATTGAGCAAGGTTTTGATGCCAAGTCAAGTTAAAACTAGCACAAATGCATCAGTTCCCACAACCTTCACTTTTGATAAGATGGTTAGACTTGAGGGTGGAAGAGAATATGCTCTTGTAATTGTATCAGATTCTCCAAACTATTTTGTATGGCATTCAAGGATGGGTGAAGTAGAAATATCTACTGCCCAAAATAAAGAAATTGGAAAAGTAATTATTAACAAACAACCTTCAATGGGTGTCATGTTCAAGGCACAAAATGGTAGCACTTGGACACCTAGCAATTCAGATGATATTAAATTCACTCTAAGGAGAGCTAATTTTACAGCATCTAGTGGAACTGTAAGGATGTTTAATGCGCCACAGCAATCACTTGTTCCTGAAAATATCTTATCTGAAAATCCAATTTATACTATCTCAACTAATGCAGATTCTTTAAATGATGGCAGACATATTCTGATAAATCATCCAAATCATGGAATGCATTTCCCAAGTGAAAAGGTAGCTATATCAGGAGTCAGACCAGATTCAATCCCAACAAAAATTAGTGTTTCTTATGGTGCAACTGAGACTTCATCTATTAGTATAGCAAGCACTTTAGGATTTGATTATTATGATGGTTCTCCAGTTAACTCTTTACACACTGGATATGCATTGATTGGGGATGAAATTATTGGGTATAATAGTGTCTTGTCAGGTGCTCTTGGTGATATTTCTAGATCACAATTTGGAACAGTTTCTATAGGATATGAGGCAGAGACTGAAATATCTAAGTATGAGTTTAATAATGTTCCTCTATCCAAAATAAACACAACTCACACAATTCTAGCAAATCCAAAACCAACTCTAGATTCATATTATGTTCAAGTTGGATCTGGTAGTACATTCACCACTGATAAATTTGGTGGTGGGGCAAATGTTTATGCTGGAAAAGATAAAAACTTTAGTTCATTCAAACTGAATGAAAACTTTGTAACAGTTCCAGATAAAACTACTACAACTGGAAGAGTTAGAACTATCTCACAAAGAAGTATAGATGGATCTGAGATTGCATTTGTTGATCAAGGATATGAGCAAATTGACATTTATGAAACTAATATTTTTGATACTTTAAGAACTGTAGCATCTAAAGAAAATGAAACTGAATTTTTAAACTCTACAGCATTTGAGGGTCAAAAATCATTTACTTTAGAACTTAATCTCTCAACAACTGATTCTAGAGTTTCACCAATCATTGATATTGATCAGGTGTATTTGGATATGGAATCTTTCATGATTAATAGACCTGTAGGAATAAGTTCTTATGCCACAGATTCTAGAGTAAATGCCAATACAGGTGATCCACATTCATTTGTTTACATAAGCAAGAAAGTTTCACTTGAGCAAAGTGCAACATCAATTAAGGCATTTATTTCTTGCTATAGAGATGCAGCTTCTGATGTAAGGATGTTGTATAAGATCTATAGATCTGATGTTCCTGATGAAGATCAGGTTTGGGAACTCTTCCCTGGATATAAAAATATTGATGTAAATGGTAATGTAATAGATTCTGATAACAATGATGGAAGATCTGATACTAATGTTCCAAGTAGTTTTGAAGGTGAGTTTAGGGAGTATTCATTCACTGCTGATGATCTTCCACAATTTACTGGATTTGCAATTAAGATAGTTGGAACAACAACTAATCAAGCACTTCCACCAGTTATCAGACAACTTAGAGCAATAGCATTAGCATAATGGCAAATAGAAGATATGCAAAAGTGGAGGGTCATCCTAATTTACTTAGGGACCTCTCCACTAATGCAATAATTAATACTGACAAAGTTGGGTCTGAGCAGTATATTAAAACAAGAGAAAGAAAGCAACAAGAACAAGAAAAAATCTCTAATATGGAATCTGAAATAGAAGACATTAAATCTTCTATTAATGAAATAAAAAGTCTCTTGAGAAAAATTTATGAATCATGAAGAAATGAAACTGGAATCAGTTTCTAAGCAATTTGAATTTGAAAAAATTTCTAGAGAATTGGATACTTGCACTAACATTGATATGTTAAGAAATTTGTGCAAATGTTATGTAAAACTCTATATGAGACAGCAAGAGACCCTGATTTATATGGAGCAAAGTTTTGGTTCTAAATAGTTAAAAACTTAGAATAATGGCAAAACCAGCATCAAGACAAGAATTAATTAATTATTGTTTACGTAAACTTGGTGCACCAGTATTGGAAATCAACATTGCTGAAGAGCAATTGGATGATTTAGTGGATGATGCCTTGCAATTTTTCAATGAGAGGCATTTTGATGGTGTTGAGAAGATGTTTCTCAAGTATAAAATTACTGCAGATGATATTGAAAGGGGAAGATCTAAAGCAGATAATAATAATCTAGATGTAGAAATTACTACAGCAAGTTCAAATATTGGAACTTTTGAATGGGAGGAAAACAGCAACTTTATTCAAGTTCCAGATGCTGTAATAGGTATTGAAAGAGTATTTAAGTTGGACAATAGAACTATTGCATCCAACATGTTTAATATAAATTATCAACTATTTTTGAATGACATATATTGGTTTAGTTCTACTGAGATGATGAACTATTATATGACAAAAAGATATCTAGAAGACATTGATTGGATTGTAAATCCAGAAAAGCAAATAAGATTTAATAAAAGACAAAATAGATTGTATATTGATACTAGTTGGGATACTCTCAATGCTGATGATTATCTATTAATTGAATGCTATAGAATTTTAAATCCATCTGATTTCACAAAAGTTTATAATGATTCATTTCTTAAAATGTACCTCACATCCCTAATTAAAAGGCAGTGGGGACAAAACTTAATTAAATTCCAAGGAGTTAAACTGCCAGGTGGAGTTGAACTTAATGGTAGACAAATTTATGATGATGCAGTTAGGGAATTGCAATCAATAGAAGATAAAATGATGACAACTTATGAACTTCCACCAATGGATCTTATAGGCTGATATGTTAAATCCATACTTCATTCAAGGAACATCTGGAGAACAAGGTTTAGTTCAAGACCTTATAAACGAACAATTGAAGATGTACGGGATAGAAGTTTACTATCTTCCCAGAAAAATTATTAACAAGGGATCTGTCATTCGTGATGCAATATATTCCAAATTTAATAATGCATTTCCAATAGAAGCTTATCTAGTTAATTATGAAGGATTTGATAATAATTCCTTTATGATGTCTAAGTTTGGGGTAAGAATTCAAGATGAAATGAATTTTATAATTTCAAAAGAAAGATTTGATGATTATATTGCTGCATTGATGCAAACTACTGATGGATTTGGTAGTTATACCAGACCAATGGAAGGAGACTTAATTTATGTTCCTCTTTCTGATAGTTTGATGGAGATTAAATATGTTGAAAATAGAAAACCATTCTTCCAACTTCAAAAAAATTATGTTTATGATTTGAGATGTGAACTTTTTGAATTTGAAGATGAGGAAATTACAACAGGAAATCCAGAAGTTGATTATCAATTAAAAGACATTGGGTATGGTGCAGAATTAACTCTTTCTGGTCTAGGAGTAACAGCAACTGCATATACTGGATTAGTTGTTGGTGGAGTTCAATATGTAGACATATTGAATGGGGGATATAGATATTCATCAGCACCCAACTTAGTTGTAGATGCCCCAACAAGTGGATATAGATCAATTTTAGTTGGGGTGATGACTCAAAGTAAAGGATTGACAGTAGCTAAAAGTTTAGATCAAATTTATATTGAGAATCCAGGATACGGGTACACAGAATCTCCAAGTATCAATTTTTATGGGGGAAATGGATATGGAGCTTCAGCTAGAGTTGCAATCTCTACATCTGGAAGTATAGGGATTGTTACTACAACTTATTCTGGAACTGGATATACTTTTGAACCAACTGTAACATTCTCTGCTCCAGATGTTGCTGCAGGAACAACTGCAACTGCTAGAGCATTTTTAAATGCTAGTGGGGGAATTTCAACCATTAGAATAATAAATGCTGGTTCTGGATACTTATCTAATCCAACTATAACAATTTCTGCTGGATCTACAGTGGCATCTGGAAATTACATAGTTGGTGAGAGAGTTTCTGGTTCTATTTCTGGTGCATTTGGTATTGTTAAAAATTGGGATGCTGCTACAAATAAATTAAAGGTATCTGGTCTTGGTACTGATTTTGTTGATGGGGACATAGTAGTAGGAGCAGCTTCAAGTGCAATTTATACTTTAAGAATTGCAAAAACTTATGAACTTCAGCAAGCTTATGCTGATAATGACATTATAGAACAAGAGGCAGATGAGATAATAGATTTCACTGAAATAAACCCCTTTGGGGAAGTTTAACTAAATAAAATAAACTGCGTATTATAATGTCAAGGCAAATAATATCTACAGGAACAACACCAAATGATGGTACTGGGGATACCCTTGCCAATGGTGCTTCTAAAATTAATGCTAATTTTAGTGAACTTTACACTACTTTTGGAGATGGTGTAAATCTTACTGGGTTTCAAGGTGCTCAAGGAAACCTTGGTCCTCAGGGTATTCAAGGATTTCAAGGTCCACAAGGAGAACTTGGTCCTCAAGGACCACTTGGACCACAAGGAACTCAAGGAGATATTGGAAATTATGGTCCACAAGGTGCTGTTGGTGGAATATCATTTAGTGTAACTAATTCTGGATCAAGTGCATTTATTTTTGATCCCTCAATTTTGGGAATTTCAACAAATCCATCTCTTACTTTGATAAGAGGATTAACATATTATTTTAATGTAAATGCTACTGGACATCCATTCTGGATTAAAACTGATCCAGTAATTGGTATTACTAGTTCCTTTGATGATGGAACTGATAACAATGGAGTTCAAACAGGACAACTATCATTTACAGTTCCTTATGATGCTCCTTCAACTTTATATTATATTTGTGAAAATCACTCTGCAATGCAAGGGCAAATAGCAGTAGTTGAAGCAGGATATGTTGGACCTCAAGGTGCAACAGGTGCCCAAGGCGTTCCTGGACCTCAAGGTATTCCAGGATTTGCTGGGGGTGTAGGACCTGAAGGTCCACAAGGTGCTCAAGGAGTTCAAGGTCCACAAGGAGAAATTGGTCCTCAAGGTCCTATTGGATTCCAAGGGAATTTGGGGGTTCAAGGTGCTCAAGGATTTAGAGGACCTCAAGGTGCTCAAGGATTCCAAGGAGTTCAAGGTACTCAAGGATTCCAAGGTCCACAAGGATTCCAAGGTCCACAGGGTAGCATAGGTCCTCAAGGTAGTATAGGTCCTCAAGGAGTCACAGGTGCCCAAGGTGTTCAGGGTGCTCCAGGTATTGTAGGTGCACAAGGAGACCAAGGATCTAATGGTACACCAGGACCTCAAGGTATTATTGGACCACAAGGAAATGATGGATTGCCAGGAGGTCCTCAGGGTTCCAGTGGACCTCAAGGAGTTCAAGGTCCACAAGGACCTGTAGGACCTCAAGGAATTGGACCACAAGGACCTGCAGGACCTCAGGGTGCTCAAGGTTTCCAAGGACTTTCTGGACCTCAAGGATCATTCAATCCATCCCTTGGACTAGACCTTGCTGATGATATAAAAGTTCGTCTGGGTGATGGAAATGATTTAGAATTTTTCCATGAGTCTGCAACTGGAAACCATATCATTAATGGTATAGGAACTGGATCACTAAACATTCAAAATGAGTTAATTACATTAAGAGGATCTTCAGGATCTGAGATATTAGCACAATTTACTAGAAATGCTTCTAGTGATCTTTACTATAATAACTCTAAGAAGTTAGAAACTGCTGAATATGGTGTTAAGGTTAGTGGAATTACTTCAACAACAAATTTAAATGTAACTG